TCAGTTGTTACGGGAAGGAATCAGGGTGGCCAGATGTACAGTGGCACGTCTCATGGCGGCTCTTACCCTGCTGGTGCTGTTGCCAGCCCTCATTTCGATGCTGCTCACAGTAGCCTGAACGGTCCGTAGTCGTACCGGGACAACCTCTCTTGCGACATGCGCGAGGGATTAACGCTGGCATGGTTCAATCCTCACGGAACCGTAGAGCGTATGCCGCTTCACTTCATCGTTCTCTGCCGTCATATAACCACGCTCATCAGGAACGGCTGCGATTACTTCGCCCTTCTCATCGTCAGCAGTGAAGACATGCTTAACTTCAACACCATTGAGATAAACGCTATACCGCTCTTTGCTGAGGTTTATTTTTCTTCCAGGATCATCATCTAAAACGGTTAGTCTCATTCTTATCCCCTACTTGGTATATTGATTATCTTATTCGCTTGAAGGGATAACCATTATCAAGCCCACCCGTAGATGGGCTTTGGAATGGTCACTTTGGCAGTCCTGGGATCGATATTTGCGCCTGCTGCTCAAGCCTTTCGATTCTTGCTATGAGTTGCGGTTTTTTGATCCTGCCCCAGCGGTTCAGCAAGCGTCCTGACATACTGGCAACATCCTTTTCCTTCATGAACTCCAGCATTAACTCGTTGTGCTCTCTTTGGTATGAGTGAGCCATCTCCATCAGCCTGTCACGCATCCAATTAAATGCTTTGATAAACGCCTCTTTGATGGCGGCAGCTTTTTTGCCGGTAAACGACATGATGATGTACATCGCGCCGTCTTTGGAAATTTCATATTCAACATACTGATTACCCTTGTGTTCATAGGTAACCCGCGAAAAGTTGCTGGTTAGAAATTCATCCGAACAGTCTAGCTTTTCGATTTTCTGAATGATGTGGTGATGCTGCTTGTCGAAGTAAGCTGCTACCTTGCGGGAGGTTGTGATCACGCGATTACCAGAAACAACCACCATGTCCCGGAAATCGAGATTAGCCAATTGATGATTCATAGCGTCTTTACCTTTTAGAAAGTGAGCCTGTCTCACAGAAAAGCCGCCCCGAGATGGTCGCCACCATATACGGCATTTCTCAGGCTCGCTTACTGAAAGGCTCGGGTGATGTAATATGCGCGTGAGATGCGCTGTGAAATTCAGATGTAAAAAAAGCCCCGCATCGCGAGGCTCATTAAATGGACTTTGTGATTTGCAAAAGAATTATTTCAGGCATTGCGTCCTGATGTATTCCTGCAGGTAGTTAACCTGCGCGGTTATCTTGTCGATTCCACTTCGGAGACGGTAATAATTGAGTTCAGCATCTGCTGTAAGTCTTGGGCTTTCTCCATCGCCCATGCTGCTGGCTCCGGTCGTTGACTTTGCACAGGTGGCGGCGACTTGCAGCCGCTTACGGCCAGCAATGACATCGCTATGCAGACGCTCAATGGTTTCTTTCGCATCAGCCAGTTCTCCGGTGTATTTGGCATCCAGTGCAGCGACATCACGCTGGCGGGTCTGCATGTCTTTAATGGTGGCGGTCGCCAGGAGGAGTTTCTCAGTGGCCTTATCGCGCTGGTCTCTGTAAGTGATGGCGTTGTCGCGGTAGTGGTTCACGAAGAAAGCCAGTGCGCCGATTAACGCCAGCACCAGCAACTGCAGCCAGTAACGCTTAACCAGTGCGCTAATCATGACAGGAACAGAGCTCGCTCTGCCTCCCGCCGACGTGTCAGCCCATTCAGCACCTTCCCACCAGCTTTATTCCAGCGCAGGAACTCATCGGCTGCACCAGCGTAATCTCCGGCGTTGAGTTTTCGCAGGAGAGTCGATGTCGACAATGACCGCGCACCGAGGTTATACGTGAACGACACCAGGGCATCGAACTGGCCTTGTGTCAGCTTCACCCTGACAACTTTCAGCACGTCATTCTCATAACCAACAAGCCCTGTTTTCAGAAGCCTGTCAGCGGTTTGCTGGTCGATAGTCATACCGCGCTTTACTGGCTTTCCGTCAACCGGATGGGTCCAGCCATAGCCGATGGTCCACGGCGCATCTCCCGTTCCGGGGTCGGGGTAAGCAGTCAGCCGACAACCTTCAAATTTTTTTATCAGAGCAATTCCGTCAGGACTGGTTTGCATCGTCAACTCCCGCCTTTTTTGCTGCAAGTTTTTTAATCAAATTGCCGATCGAATCGGTGCCGATGTATCCAATAAAGACGCTGGCTATGTAGGCGAGGTTGCTGCTCAGGCCGATAAAGTCCAGAAGGTCACGAACGAACCAGGCAATCATCGCGCACATCAGCGCATCAATTAGCGTTTTTGTTACCGCGCCGCCGTTATAGCGACCACGCAGATACGCCATGATAAAAGCCAGCATTGCACCAATACCCTGCTCCTTGGCGGCAAGTAGCGCAGCAATGAAATCTTGTTTGTATGGCATTTTCATAGGCCTCACCTCCGATTTTTCGGATGGCGCTGTGTGTGTATGAAAAGGATCAGGCTTCACTGGCTGGATTTTCAACAAAGCACGTAGTGATTGATTCCCGTGAGCCTGAAATAAAAAACCAGCTCAAGGCTGGAATGTTAGGGTGTGGCAATGTCAGCTCTGCGGCTGAAGATACCCTGGCTGGGTTTTTGGTGCCGGTTAACGGATTTGAACCGCTACCTATTCACTTACAAGGCGACCGCTCTACCATTGGAGCTAAACCAGCATGTTTGGCGGGACAGCGTGGACTCGAACCACGATAAGAAGGTTAACAGCCTTCCGTAATGACCTTTATACGACTGACCCAAATAAAAAAAGCCACCGTTGCAACTTAAGAGTCACTAACGGCAGCTTATGCGAATAGTGTTGCTCATTTGCTCAATGATGTCAACACGTTCTATGCTACATGTTTAATTTTCTCTACACGTTTCCGGTTTTTAAACGCACTATCCAGAACTGGGTAAATCATAAACAACGAAGCATTGAGGATTTCGTCAACTTCCCGGCGACAGGTTGCGAGCGATGGTTTTTGAATACGCCCGCCGCCCCGGCATAACATCTTGCGAGGTCTTGCGACACGATGATAGTAAGATGCAATGGCATGCTTGGAAGATCCATGAGCGTAGTAGCTGAGGAGGATGCCAAAGGCTTTCTTGTCAATGCACATGACGGAATCGACGACCTGAGAAATCAACATTCCATCATCATCATTACACATTGGCCTTGTCATAACTCTTCCCGGCTCTACGCTCTCCATGAACTTCGCTATTACGCTGCTCATGCGCTTTTCCAGACGACCTGAATAAACCCATGCGCCCCACAGTTCAAGCCAGCCATTCAGCCAATCGTGCTGTTCTTTGGTGAGGTTTAGTTCTCTTATGCTCATCGTCTTCCCCTCTTGCCCTGTTTGACCATCAGGACGCCGTTAACTATTACGTGACGCTCGCCTTTGCTGTCTCGGTTGTACTTGAGCACTGTTCCTCTTGCGCAGGAAAGCATCCTTGCCACTTCGGTCTGATTGCCTCGTGTCTGGATAAGAAGCTCTGGTATCGTTTGAATTGTGGCGTTCATACGTTCTCCAGTTCGGTGATTTTTATTCCAAGCCGTCCGCCTGGTACTTTCACGCCACGAATTACGCGAATGTCATCGAATTGCTCGTCGTCTTCCGCAAATCCTGCGTGGATAAGGGAATCGAGTAAACCCTTCAGGATGTTATCGAGGTCGCGGCGGCGGGAGTCTGGAACGTCTGCGATGACTTTGATGCGGAGTCTTGATTTGGTGAAAATGTCTAACTTGAGTTGGCGGATGATTTGCTGAACGTCTTTTCGGTATTTCTGGCCTTTATCGCTGATGTAGTATTGGCTTCCCCGTCTTCGCCAGTAGGTGTTCACCGACGGCTGGTAAGGAAGCACAAACTGATATTCGTTCATGGCTTAATCTTCCCCTCCTTCAGCAGGATCGCCTGCGTCCTGATCACGCCTTCGAGGTGATAAAGTCTGGCGTCTTTGTTGTCGAGGTTATGGGTGCGTCGGTCGATCTCCGCGTGGCAGTCACTACAAGCCCATGTGCCGATCAGGTCGGCAGGCTTCATTCCCGTTCCGCAAATTCCAGCCATCCGGTAATGCGCCAGAACTGTAGTTTCAGGATTACCATTGCATATGCCGTAAATACGTACCTGGCATTCTCTGCCGCGCGCTTCTTTGCGTAGGTTAGCCATTATGGTTCACTCCAGTAATTCTCAATTGCAGCAGCCATTCTCTGCATCCACTCAGCCAGCTTTAACGCGGCTTCTCTTTCAGAACCACATTTAGGGAAATCCTTCATTTCCATGCTGGCCTTATATGTTCTGAATGCCAGGTCTCCGGTAATAACCAGCTCCTGATCAAGCACCGAGCGTTTATTCCGGTGTTGAACGTAATAGACAGATTCAGTCCGCATTTCTTCTCTGTCTTTTTTGAAGGAAATAAGCTCAGAGAAATCATTCATCGTCTTCTTCCTCGTACATTGAGCTATTCGGATCGCTCATCAGTTCTGCGCAGCAATCGGAGCACACGTGAACTTCCAGCACATACAGCTTCTGACCGCAGTTAGCGCACGTTAAAGCCCGCTCGACGCTTTCTTGTTCGTAACTTCGATTTGGGTCAATCACCTTGTTTTCCTCGCACGTTCTCTAAGCCACCGGATATCCCACAGGTGAGCCGTGTAGTTGAAGGTTTTTACGTCAGATTCTTTTGGGATTGGCTTGCGTTTATTTCTGGAGCGTTTCGTTGGAAGGTATTTGCAGTTTTCGCAGATGATGTCGGTGATACTTCGTCGCTGTCGTCTCATGCCGCCCTCCTGACGCCCTGCCCGATCGCCATCAATGCCACTTTGGATACGGTAGTAAACATCCGTCGAGGACTGATGAACGGTCGCCAAATCAGCAGCATGGAGCCTTTGCTGTTTCCCTTTTTCTCCAGCCCTGTCGATGGTTCGATAAAATTAATCCGTCCATCAGTGATAATACGAACTTCGTCAACACTCTCCAGAGCCTTGCTGAACCATCCGACTGACATATCCTCTGGCACAAGCATCACTACCGTCTGTCGCTGTTGTATGCACTGCTCAGCGGCTTTTTCCACCCACGGCCTGATATTGCTGTACGGTGGGTTATTCCAGATTGCACCGTGGCTTATCCACTCAGAATTGAGCGCGTTGTCAGCCTCAGTTAGCCAGTGAGCGCACAGAGCATTTTTGTCGCTCGCTGCCGAATCCAGCCAGAATCCAAACTCAATATCCAGTGCATCAAAAAGCCAGAGCGGCGTTTGCCAGCAGTCCTTGTCGTGTGCTGGCGTATTTGATTTGATAGTCATGCAGCCCGATCTCCCCATCTCGCTTTCATTTTTTCATTTGCAAATCGCCAGAATCTTCCTTTGTGATATGAGCTTTCGCCATTACAGCAACGACTAATTGACGAACTATCAAATCCTTCTCTGACAGCATCCATAGCTGCTTCATAATAAACCTCCTCCCCAGTTTTCATGTCAGTAGAAATAACAGCTTTACTGGCAGGATGGTCACCACTAAATTTACCTAGCGATATAGGTATTCTTCCATTTTGTTTATATCCGTGTTTTGAGTTTTCAGAATGTGATACCCATTCAAGGTTATCAGCCCTATTGTCATCTCTTCGCCCATTTTTGTGATTAACTACCAAGCCATCACAGAACCCTGTACAGAATGCTTTCGCAACTATCCTGTGGGCGCTGTATTTCTTACCGTATACCTTTATTTGAAGATATCCTGTCGACTTGCACTTGAATGGTTTTACACTAGTGCCATTAATTATTTTCTTATATGGCCTCTGTCTGGTTGATGTTACTGTAACTTCCCTCGTAATAGACCTAAAATTTCCTTTATTGCTAACCTGATAAAATGGAATCCCTTCGATATCTACCCAAACCTCAATCATAATTCCTCCATTCGCTAAGATGAATTGAGTTCATGGCACAATATGCTTCTATGTAGTCCATTATTTCGGATATTTTTTTTACAGATAGAGTCGCCGTACTCTCTCTGATGTTTATTAGCTCACCTTCTAACCCTGATATAATCTCAGGGTGCTGGTTGGTTGCAATCTGCCAACCAGAAACGAATAACCCCTTCCAAAACTCAATATTTCTTGCTTTTCCATGATATGTAGCCTTCTTACTTATTTCAGATAGCATCGCGTGAAGGCGTGCATTTTGCCGAATGCTGCGGTTGCGTTCCTGAATGGTTACTACGATTGGTTTGGTTGGGTCTGGAAGGATTTGCTGTACTGCGTGAATAGCGTTTTGCTGATGTGCTGGAGATCGAATTTCAAAGGTTAGTTTTTTCATGACTTCCCTCTCTAACAGATTTCAGGTTATTCCACTCCGTTACCGCACTGCGATAATTCGCGGCCGCCACAGCAGCGTGGTTAGCGCAGTAGATTTCGCACCCGCTCTCCATGTCAAATATTGTCGGTGATTTTCCGCATTTACATTTTTTGGCACGCGGTGCGTCTGAACACATTCCGTTAACGGTGTCCATCAGGATCCCCCTCGTTCTTAATCCAATAAAAAAGGGCTACTGTGTAAATAGCCCCTGTTATTAGCTCAGTGATGTAGATGGTCATTTAATACTCCGTCACGTTTTCCTGTCGCCACGCCTCGTCATATTCCGATTTCGGCATATTGGCGATGTAGCTATAAGGCGATCCTGATTCAAGTTGCAGGAACTGGTGCGATTGCTCGTCAAGGAACAAAGGGACGCCACCTTCCCAACCTTCGCCGTTACGTTGCTTTTCAAGCATCAAAACAGATGCCGGAGATGCCAGTAGCTGTTCGTCCTTCTCTGACATCTTTTCACCACTCTGAACTCTCTGTAACGCTCTCTCGCGAGCCTTGTTACGCCAGATGATGAAAAGGTTGTCTGTCAGGTCTGTTATCGCTCCAGAGCCTTTTACGTCCATTTTCCCGGTTGGTTTTTCTTCGCTGTCACCTTTTCGCGAGTGAGTAACGAGAATGACGTGGGAGTTTGTTTTGTTTTTGAAATCGCAAATCGAGTCAACAAACGCCTTCTGCCCGTTATAGTCATCGTCGCCTATGCCACATTTCATTAGGCTGTCGATGATGAATAACTGGATCCCGTATCGGCGGCGAGCGTAGTCGAATATTTCGATCAGCCTGTCGGCTTTCGCCGTTCCGGTCAGACCAAACACCCAAAGTCTTTCGTCATAAAATTTAAATGCAGAGTCAATTTCCAGCACTGGCGGCATCTTGCAGCACGTCGCCTGACGGGTAAGGCGCTTAAGGAGAATACCAGGCTTCAGCTCAAGTGACGCGATGCACGTCTTCACACCCTGACGCATTGCCTCAAGTGCCATATGCCCGACAACCTCCGTTTTTCCGTGACCGTTCACACCATTGACCAGCGTCAACTCGGCCTCACGGAACTGGAATTTATCTGCCAGAGATTCCCACGGTGGATTAAACAGATACTGCTGCTTGCCGTAGAAAGCGTTGATAGTGTCCTGGTAAAACTCTCGCGCGCTGTAGAGTTCTTCAGGATCGAAGTAGGATGCCGTGCCGATGTACTGCCAGATTTCATCCTCGGTAACACCGTTCATCAGGCATTCGTTGATGTCTTTGTACGGCAGAGTAACAAGACGGCAACGATGTTCACCGAGTCGGCTTGCGATTTCCCTTGCGGCTTCACGACCAACATCATCAACGTCCATCGAGATGAATATTTCCTCAAACCTGTCGAGGTTGTGATACTCAAACTCAATCCACTGTTGCTTAGCGCCTTTCCCGCCACCAAACGGCACGGATAACGCCGAGATGCCGTATTGCGCATAGCTCATACAATCAATTTCGCCTTCGCAAAGTACAACCGCCCTCACGCCAGCGTCCAGAGCCTGCCATCCGAACAGACAAGGTTCGCAATCACCTTCTGCCATAATGACTTTCTTCCCGTCCGGGCGCTCAGTGCTGATTCGCTTGACCTGCAACAACTCACCATCGCGTTTGTACGGAATCACCAGAGCATCCAGTTCTCGCTCTCCATTCCACACCTTGCCGCTGACAACCTCGTAGCGCTTTACGACTTCTGGCGATATGCCACGCGATTGCAGGTACTCAAGATGGGATTCTGTTCTGGTAACGTAGCGGGCGATTTTCTTGCGATCAGGTCTGGAGAATTTCTTCTCACGTTTGGCATCGAAATGGTGATCGTCATCCTTGATACCGAGAAATGCTTTCGCTTCCTGCATAGCCTGATGCAGGTTAATTCCTCGACATGCCATCCACAAATCAAGCATGTCACCGCCGTCCCCCTCAGCGAAATCAGCCCATTTTTTCTTGCCGCTAAGGTTGACCTTAAGGCTGTTTCCCTTGTCACCGTTGACGTTACCGGCAACCCACTCATGCCCCTCTTTCTTGCCGTTTGGCAACAGGTGCGGAGCCACCCTGTCAACCTGCGCCCAAAGCAGGTCGCTAAGTTCACTTGGCGTCATGATTCCCTCAGATTGAGATTTTTAAACCAGAAATCGACAAACGAAATACTTAACCAGCCGTGGTTATAACCAGCGACCAGTAGCGATTTGATTTTTGATTTCATGGTTCACCTGTCGAAAAACACGTAGCCAGTTTTCGATACGGTGATTGCGGATGATGGTTTGGATTGTGGTTGAATAGTTTCTGGCTTCTCGTCGTTCCAGCGTTGACCGTTCAGGTAGCTCGATGGTAACAACCTGTCGAATCCGAACTGCTTACCATTCCTGCATGCGATGTCTTCTGCCAGCATCGTGGCAAACTCGCTTGCCGTACCCCTGGTAGTTTTACGCCATTCCCTGAACTGTGTTCTGAATGCCGAAGCTGCGTTTTTCTTCCCGGCTTTCCGCATGCCTGCACACCAGAATATTTCCTCGAATGCCTTGTCGGTTTCTTCGTGACGGTCAGGAGTTTTTTCACACTCTGTTCGGACATGTTCGAACATAATGTTTTTAGGTTCATTGACTGGTTCAAAAGAGTGATAGGTTCTGGGGGCAGCTCCTGCCCCACCCCCTAGGGCAGCTCCTGCCC